ATTAGGTTTTGAGGAAGAATGGATTGCTTCGCCAGTACTGCTTGACGGCGGAGGCGAAGTCTACACTGGCGATTATCACGGCGAACCTATTACATACGAGTTTTTCTATGAGCGGCTAAAGTCTGTTATGGGCGAAACCGAGGACTGCTGAGGGAGGGAGAATGCAAGTATTTACAATTATAATGTCCATTTTAGGAAGCGTAGTCAGCGGGACTGCGCTTTTTCTTTTGCAACGATGGTTTAAGAAAAAAGATATTCGAGATGAGGAAGTGGAAAGAATTAAGGCAAAAGAGAATATCCTAATAATTAAGAGTATCAATGCGGTTGGACGGTTGACCGAAGCTACGGCGATAGCATTAAAAGACGGTAAGGTCAATGGGGAAATGCATACAGCTTTAGATGAGTACAGCGAAGTTGACAAAGAGATGTACAACTACCTGTTAGAGCGAAATTCAAGATGTAGTAAATAAGGAGAAAAGTTATGGAATATTTAGACATAGTTATAGTCCCTCTTATAGTCGCAATTGTTTACGGCTGTATAGAGTTATTAAAAAAAGCAGTGGGCAATAATGAGAAGGTGTTAAGGTTTATACCGCTTATCGCAGCGACACTAGGCGCAGTTTTTGGGGTAATAGCATTTTACGCAGCACCCGAGATAATACCTGCAAGCAATGTCCTGTTGGCTTTACTAATAGGCGGCTCAAGTGGACTTGCGGCAACAGGAACACATCAGGTATTCAAGCAGCTACATAAAGATAAGGAGGATAAGAATGGCGGAACAAAAGAGTGACACCATAGAAAGCTTGTACGCAGATGCGGTATTGTACAAGATGTTCAAAGAAAAAGTTATATCCCGCGCGGTTTATGAATGCGCTTTAGAAAAGGTTAAGGTGCGTTTGCAAGAATAATAAATAATATTCAAATTAAAGGCGAATTGACTTGACTTTCGCCCCGAAATCCATATCCTTTCCCCCTAACAAGGGAAGGGATATTTTTTATACGAAATTCAAACCCCGAAACGCAGGTAGAGAGAGGAGACAAAAAGTAAAAGAAGGAGGTACAGATGAAAAGCAAGATGCGAAAATGCGGATACGCAAGAGTGTCAACATTAGCCGAAGAGCAGGAACATAGCCTTGTAAGCCAAACAGAATACTATAAAGAATTAATAGAGAACGAGCCTGACTCAATATTCGTAGGCATATATGCAGACAGAAAGAGCGGCAAGAATACAAGACAGCGGCCACAGTTTATGGAGATGATAAAAGCGGCAAAGCGCGGAGAAATAGATTACATAATTACAAAGAGCATAGCACGATTTGCAAGGAATTTGGTTGAGACTTTAAGAATAATACGTGAGCTAAGAGCGATAAATGTTGGTGTGTACTTTGAAAAAGAAAAGATAAACACACTAGATACAGCAAGCGATTTTATGATATCGCTGTATTCGATAATAGCCGAAAGTGAGCTAACTTCAATGAGCGAAAACGTCAAATGGGCGGCAAGAAAGCGATACCAAAATGGCAGCGTGGAGTTAAATTCTAACCTATACGGGTATACTCTAAAAGATGGGCAGCTAACACCCATATCAAATGAAGCGGAAATAGTTAAAGAGATATACCAAAGGTATGCAGGTGGAGAAGGATACACTAGGATAGCAAGAGACTTAAATGAAAGAAGGGTAAAGAAAAAAATAGCCGATACACTATGGAACAGTAATGACGTTAAGAGGATACTAGAGAATGAGAAATATGTAGGCGATGCGCTACTACAAAAGAGCTACAAGAAAGACTTTAAGCCTGTAAAGAATAACGGCGAAGTTCCACAATATTATGTTGAGAATAACCATACTCCGATAGTGTCCCGAGAATTGTATGAAAAGGTGCAAGAGATAAAAGAAAGAAAAGCAAGAGGACACAAGCAATCGCCAACAAAAGTATCACCATTCTCAGGGAAGATAAAATGCGTAGAATGCGATAGAGGATACAGGCGTCGCAAGAATAACAGAAACACACCTTATGAAAAGTGGATATGGAGCTGTTCTACATATGTGATGATGGGAAGGAAATATTGCAGCGGACATAATATAAGAGAAGAAGACCTCAAAGAGCATTACTTATCGGCATACAACGAAGCGGCGACATTCGAGCCGCACGATGTACAAGACTTAGGAGCGAGCATAAAAGACTTACTGTCCCAAGAGCGTGAACTCATAGCGTTGAGAGCAAAGAAATACTTGAACAAAGAAGCGTATGAAGAGCAGCACGAAGAACTGTTGAAACAGTTAAAGGAATATGAAACAGAATACGCAATGGATAGTCGCAGACTGGGAGACGGCAAGACGCATAAAGCAGCATATTGTTACAGCGAAAGGCTGGTGCGAAGTTTAGAAGTAGCCGAGATAGACGGGTACACAATAACATTCAAATTCAAAAACGGTGCGGTGATAAACCGCATTTTTAATAACGAAACAAATCGCAAAGAGACATGGGCGAGGAAAGCAGGAGGTATGTAGATATGACACAAACAGCAAACCAAAGAGTGGTGCGAGAGTATGTGCAAAGAGGACATATACAACAGGCAGATAATGCTATTCCGACAACAAGAAACAAGTTGAAAGTAGCGGCATACGCAAGGGTATCCACGGACGAAGCAGAACAGCTAAACAGCTATAAAACGCAGTGCGACTATTACACCTCATACATTCAAGGCAAGTTAGAGTGGGAGTTCGTAGGGCTGTACGCTGACGAAGGCATAACGGGTACAAGCGCAAAAAGAAGGAAGGAGTTTCAACGGCTGATAAGGGACGCAATGGACGGAAAGATAGACCTAATACTAGTAAAAAGCGTGTCGAGATTCGCGAGGAACACAGTGGATAGCTTACAAACAGTACGAAAACTAAGGGATAAGGGGGTAAAGATATACTTCGAAAAGGAGAATATAGACAGCCTTGACGCAAAGTGCGATATGATACTATCCATATATAGTAGCTTAGCGGAGGAAGAATCAAGAAGCATAAGCACCAATATCAGATGGGCGCATCAGAAGAAGGTGGAACGAGGGGAGGTTGTGCTAAACTTCAATAACATATATGGATATCAACAAGATGAGAATAAGAACGTAACAATCAAGATTCAAGAAGCCGAAGTAGTAAGAGAAATTTATCATAAATACCTCATAGGGTATTCGATAAGGAGAATAATCCGCGAATTAAAGGAGAATGAGATAAAATCACCGCTTGGCAGCAGTAAGTGGAGTTCATCAACAATAAAGGGAATTCTTGAAAACGAAAAGTACATTGGTGATGTGATACTGCAAAAAACATATAAGCGAGACTTCCTAACGCAACGGCGAGTACGAAACACAGGACAAGCGCCGCAAAAGTATGTTGAGAACAATCACCCGGCAATAGTAGATAAGCTTACATGGAACGCAGTGCAGGCAGAAATAGAAAGACGCAATTCACTAAGGTCAACAGAAGCAACTGGCAAAGGTAGATACGATATGCGATACGCATTCAGCGGAGTAATAGAATGTGGAGAATGCAACTCCAACTTTAGAAGGCATAACTACACCAATGGTAATAAGATAGAAAGAACGTGGGCTTGCAAAGAGCACCTTAAAGGCAATAAATACTGCACGCAGGAAATTCTAAAAGAAGAACTGCTAGAAGAGTTATTCGTAAACACTCTCAACAGATTGTTATTAAATAGAGATAAAGTGCTAAAGAAAGTAGAGGCAAGCGTAAAGGAAGCAATGCTTGAAGTAGGCACGGATAACAAGCAACAGATAGAAAAAGTCGACTTAATGATAGAGAAACTGCAAGCCGATATGCTGGAGTTAAACAAGAGACGTGGAAAAAGAGAAGTTGACGCAGAGCAATACAACACAGAGAGCCGAGAGATTATGGAGCAGCTTGACGAGTTGTTCAAACAAAGAGACGAACTCATAGCAGAACAAAGCGACGGCGCACTGTCTAAATCGCAACACAAAATGCTAACAGACTTCTTAAAGAATGAACAAAAGCAAACCGAATTCGACAAAGATGTGTTCACTAAATTGGTAGACAAGGTCATCGTGCATAGTAGAGAGGAAATAACCTTCGTATTCAAAGATGGGATGGAAATTAAGGGAACAAAAGAGTAAAATCTATGTAACTATTGCCGTTTTCTACCGATTATTATATTATTCATAAAGGTACAGGGA